TAATATCAACGCTTTAATCCAATAAAACAGCTCTTTCTGCACAATTTAAAACGAAAACAGCCAAAACGGCACCCCGCGAGGGCCACCGGGGGGTATGACGTTACACGTATATGTACAAATACACAGAAGTGATTTTTAGTTTCTACAACTTATACGGGTACTTCTTACATATATACCAGGATACTAATCACAATTTGTTACAATACTGTAATATTTAGCAGAAAGGGGGTTGACTAGGGGTAAAATATGGGTACAACTGCGGAGCAGGAGCAGCAGAGTTAAACTTTTAGTGTATTAACTTAAAATAAAGTAATAAATAATAAATAGTTAAACTTTATATAAGAGTGTTGCAATAAAGAAAGTGGACATAGGTAGAGTTTAACTCTTGACATATTCACTTTTTCTAATGTATACTATTATCAAGTAACACACAATAACAAGTATAAACATAAGAGTGTTACACTATAGGTACGTGTCACAAATATATGTGTCACTCTTCCTCTTGTCTCCTCTCCCTCACACGTAGTTTGCGACACGTACCTTTTTTCTTATAAAGGTATTGACAATGAAACGTAAGCATATACAACTATATGCAGGCGATAACGTTATTGAAGAGTTTTACTCCGCTATAGCCGAAGGTAACTCACGTAAATTACAACGCATACATATTCCCCGTAGTGATGTATTCTATGTTCGTGCTGCAATAGAGCAGGACACTGGTGTTCGCTACTCCTTAGACCATGTAGAAAGAGCTATGTACCTAGAGGGTATGCTTGATCGAAAAGATGTATTAGACCCTGATAGAGAGCGAGACTATGGATAACCTAAAGCTACCTATAGCACTTGTGCTTGCTATGGCTGCTCAGCTAGCAGGTGGTGTGTGGTGGGTATCACAACAGGCAGCAACTATTGCTGGCCTTGAAGAGACAGTAGCACAGTTTGCTAGTAAGATGGCGGTAGAGGATAACGTCAATCTTAAGCGTGATGTGCAGGATAACGCAGACTACATCGCTGGTGCGTTTGATGAGATAGATGAACTTTGGGAAGAGACTGAAGAGTTGTGGGACGAGGCAGCATCAATGGCAAGCCATATGGTTAGCATAATGCAGTTACAGCAAAGAGTTGCAGTTCTAGAAAACAGCTTAAAGTTTCTTAACAGAGTGGATACACCTAAATCTGATATGCGGTAATGGACCCCGTTTCCTGCATAGCCCTTGCCAGTGGCGCTTATAAAACGCTTAAGGCAGCTATATCCACCGGGAAGGATATACAGTCAATGGGTAACACCTTGGCTACTTGGGGTAAAGCTGTATCAGATTTTGGTAAGCTAGAAGAACGCGCTAAGAATCCACCCTGGTGGGAAAAGACCTTCAAGGGTAGTGACGAAGAAAATGCAATACTCATTTGGAATCAGCGCCGTAAGCTGGACGAAATGAGAAAATCCATTAAGGATGAAATAAGTTTTTTGTATGGGCCTTCAGCTTGGGAGGAGGTTCTCAGAATTGAGGCAGAGCAGCGGCGTATACGTAAAGAAGCTGCATATGCTAAGCAAGAATTTATTGATAATGTAATTAACTGGACAGCAGGCTTAGCTATTGCTATAATAGGCGCTGGGATATTTAGTTTTATTATATATCTAATAGGAGTATCCCAAGGCAGATGGTAGATGCGACTAGTCGAGATAGGCAGATTAAAGTATGCTCTATATGATGATAACGACAAGCTGGTTATACTAACATCTTATAAACGGATAGCTGAGAATATGGCACGTAACTATAAAAAAGAGTACGACAACTATCAGGGTAAGCCTACCCAGCGCAAACGTAATGATGCGCGTAAGACAGCTAGACGTAAGATGGAAAAAGCTGGTAAAGTTCGCAAGGGTGATGGCAAAGATGTAGATCACAAGGATGGCAACCCTAAGAACAACAGCAGTAAAAACCTACGGGTTACCAGTAAATCTAAGAATCGTAGCTTTAAGCGTACCAAATCAGCAGGGAAAGCATAATGGCTAAACCAGCAAAAGGTAAGATGTTTGCTAAGACAGTGACAAACCCTAAAACAGGGCGTAAGCGTACTGTATCTTACGGACAAGCTGGTAAAGCTAAGGATGGTGGTAAACGTATTCGCCCCGGCACTAGTAAAGGTGATTCATATTGCGCACGTAGCGCTGGGCAAATGAAGAAACATCCTAAAGCAGCTAAAGACCCGAATAGTCCATTGCGTCTGTCTCGTAAGAAATGGAAATGCAGCGGGACAAAATCGAGAAAATAATGGTACCAACAAAAAAGATTTCAATTGTAGGCCGTGGCACGGCTGGATGTATAGCTTATCTTAATTTACTAAAGCAACCCCAAGATATAGAGATTGATTGGTATTATGACTCAGATATACCAACATCATCTGTAGGAGAAGGTACAACACCTTTATTTCCAAACCTGCTTGCAGAACTTGGTCACGCTGAGGCATCTAAATTACATAGAGGTGCTGAGTTTATTGATATTTCATCAGGTGATAACTATGACATATTAGATGCAAGACCTAAAATTGGCATAGAATATATAAACTGGGGTGAAAAAGATTATATACATCCTTTTGGTGTAGGCTCTCATGGTATTCACTTTGATGCAACCAAGTTCCAAAAACATGTATTTAACAACCTTACAGATAAACCTAAGGTTAACCTTATAAATAAAAATGTTGATGTAAATAACATTGACTCATGGGCTATTATTAACGCAGCAGGTTATCCTAAAGAGATTAATGATGATTATCGTGTTCCAAAATTTATTTGTGTAAACGCGGCTCATGTAACACAGTGTGATTGGCCTGATGAACCAAAATGGTTGCACACAAAAACGATTGCTCGTCCTTGGGGTTGGGTATTTGTAATACCATTAATGAGTCGTTGCTCTGTAGGCTATTTGTATAATAGAGATATTGCAACCCTAGAAATGGTAAAAGCAGATGTTGAGAATGTTATTGATGAACTAGGTGTAATTCCTAATGGAAAAACTAACAGCTTTCACTTTGAGAACTACGTAAGAAATAAATTAGTCGATGGACAAGTTATTCACATAGGTAATGCTGGATTCTTTTTAGAACCTATGGAAGCCACCACATTAGATGGAGTTATACGTACTCTAGATTTCTTAAATCATGGTATTCAACATGGTGGTACACATGCTGATGAAGCTAACACGCTTTTACATAAGTTCTTTAGAGAAATAGAATACTTTATCATGATGCACTACGCTGCAGGTAGTAAATGGAATAATGAGTTTTGGGATTATGCTAAAGAGCGCGGAAGAAAAGCTCTAGAAGAAGCACAGATGGATATTGATTTTTATCCATTGTATATGGAAAATGTACATCGTAGTCGTACAATTCTTCAGTATTTTACTCAATATAGCTATAAATCAAACTTAGATGGTTTAGGAATAAAAGGTATAGGGTATTCAGATGAGTTTATGGGAGAATATACACAACAAACGCAAACGAATCGCTGAAGGTAGTGGTGAGAAAATGCGTAAAAAGGGCGCTAAAGGTGCGCCTACAGCATCAGCATTTAGAAAAGCACAAGGTTTAAATAAAGGGGGAACGCCAATGAAGTGTACTTGTGGTAAAGGTGGAACATGCAACTGTGGTGGCATGGCAAAAAACAAAATGTCTAAAGGCGGTATGCCTAAGAAAGGTTATGGTAACGGTGGTATGCCTAAAAAAGGCTATCGCAACGGTGGTTTCTGCACAGGCCCAGCTAAAGGATATAAAAAGTAAAAACCATGAGCTACTTTAAAAAATATGAAAAAGCTCTAAAGGCTGCAGGATATCGCTTAAACGGAAAGGGTGTTTATGATGCTCGTGGCAATCATGCAGCGCTTGAAGACCGCTTTGGTACGGCTTATATTAATGATGTGCGAATTAAAGATATCATTGCTGCAGAAGAGAGTAAGGTACTTAATAAAGTTAAGAAGACGGTTAAGAAAGCGGTTAAACCAAAGCTGAAGAAGGTACGTGCGCGTAATGCTGATGGTACTCTTCGTGGTGATGATCCTAGCACACCTGATGTTAATGAAGCGTGGACATACGTAGAGGATAAGTAATGGCACTTAATCAGTTAGGTAGGCCAGCTAGACGAAAATCTGTGTATGGTCATAATACAGGAACTACAACAGAGACAATCTATACCTGCCCACCTAACTGTACTACAGAGGTGACATTCATCCATGTACATAACTCTAGTGGTAATACTAGTATAGAGATTGAGTGGTATGTTGCTGAAGACAATTACACATCTCATTTCCTAGAAGGTAAAAACCTAGGTGCAGCAGAGTATATTCAGTTTCCTGATGTTGAGCTTGTATTACAGGCTGGTGATGAAATAAGAGTAACACCTGCATCTGCAGCACATATTGATACCATTATTACAGTTACAGAAACATTTGCTCAAACTAGATCATAACGGGTATGCAAAAATAGGTACTACTACCTGACCTAACCATAAGTATAACTATCTCCGCACACAAACAAAGGAGATCGTGATGCTTAACTTTCTAAAACGTGTATTCAAGGCTATTGAAACAGCACAACAAAAACGCGCAGACTACAGACTATTACAAATGCTATCTGAGCGTGAACTACGTGACCTAGGTATTGGTCGCTCACAAATTAAGGAAATCATCTATGGCGAGGACACTAACGGAAAAGCAGCTTAAGTTCCTTGAGGTACTATTTGACGAAGCTGGCGGTGATGTTGTTACAGCTAAGAAACTGGCAGGTTATGCACCTGAGTCCAGCACTGCAGCAATTGTGGAATCTCTAAAAGATGAAATCGCAGATAAAACACGCACTTACTTTGCTCGTACTGCGCCCAAAGCTGCTATGGCTATGGTTGGCGCTTTATATGATCCTACTGAACTAGGCATCAAAGAAAAGATGGTTGCGGCAAAAGATTTACTTGACCGCGCTGGGCTTGGTAAGGTAGATAAGGTAGATGTCACCAGTGGTGGTGGCATTTTCTATTTACCACCAAAAGAAGGTACGAACGAATAAGTAAACCGTTAGTAATCCCTGAGAGGGAGCTTGGGTACTGGCAGTTACCCCTCCCTCCCAAAACACATAACAAAAACTGGCACACAATAGTTCGGGTAACAAAGAAGATACCGTGGGGCTATGAACAGCATCCAGACAATGATAGGCTTCTTGTACCTATTGAGTCAGAGCTAGAAGCGTTAGAGCTTGCAAAACGACACCTCAGGCAGTATAGTTACCGTGCGGTAGCTCAATGGTTGAGTAAAGAAACAGGCCGCTACATATCACACATGGGCCTAAAAAAGAGAATCGAAGTTGAGCAAAGACGTAGGAAAGCAATTACAATTAAACGCAAGTTTGCCAAGTGGCTCCAAGAAACGCTACACGAGATCGAAAAGCTCGAAAGCCAAGGGGTCGGGGCATACTCAGAGTCCAGAGAAGACAGTTGAAACAGTCGCACCCCCAGTAGAGACTGTACCTGCAAAAGTATCTGCTCCTGAGTTTGACGTGGATATTGCACAGGATGTTGTGTTCAAGCCAAACCCCGGCCCCCAAACATACTTCTTAAGCTCATCTGAACGAGAGGTACTTTATGGTGGGGCAGCAGGCGGTGGCAAATCATATGCAATGCTTGCAGACCCGCTGCATGGTTTAAATGATCCTAACTTTAGTGGGCTATTAGTACGCCATACTACAGAGGAACTACGTGAACTAATACAAAAATCTCAGGAGTTATACCCTCGTGCAGTGCCCGGAATCAAATGGAGTGAGCGTAAATCCCAATGGACTAGTCCTAGGGGTGGGAGACTATGGATGTCTTATCTTGATAAAGATCAAGACGTTACTAGGTATCAAGGACAAGCATTTAATTGGATTGGATTTGACGAACTTACTCAATGGTCTTCACCTTTCGCTTGGGATTATATGAGATCACGCTTGAGGTCTGCATCTAAAGACCTTGGCTTGTATATGAGAGCTACAACAAACCCCGGTGGAGCAGGACACCAATGGGTAAAGAAAACATGGATAGACCCAGCGCCTGCTGGAAAAGCATTTTGGGCAACCAATATAGAAACTGGTGAATTACTAACTTACCCGAAAGGACACAGCCGTGCAGGTGATCCATTATTTAAAAGGCGTTTTATTCCAGCTTCTCTGTTTGACAACCCTTACTTGGCAGAAGCTGGTGACTATGAAGCAATGCTTCTCTCGTTGCCTGAACACCAAAGAAAACAACTCCTCGAAGGAAACTGGGACGTAAATGAAGGAGCAGCTTTCCCTGAGTTTGACAGATCAAAGCATGTCGTGGAAGCTTTTGACGTTCCCCGATCTTGGGTTAAGTTTAGAAGTTGCGACTACGGTTACGGGTCTTACACAGGCGTTCTCTGGTTCGCTGTTGCACCTGACGAGCAACTCTATGTATACAGAGAGCTATATTGTTCTAAGGTTACTGCTACAGATTTAGCAGATATGATCCTAGAAATTGAAAAAGATGATGGTGGAATGAGATACGGTGTGCTAGACTCATCTTTGTGGCACAACCGTGGCGACACGGGGCCATCCTTAGCAGAGCAAATGATCATGAAGGGATGCAGATGGCGTCCATCAGATCGCAGTAGAGGCTCTCGTGTCGCAGGTAAAAACGAAATACATAGACGGTTACAAATTGATGAATTTACTGAGAAGCCTCGTCTTGTATTTATGGATAACTGCACAAACACTATTGCGCAGATACCAAGCATCCCCTTGGATAAGAAAAACCCTGAGGATGTAGACACCAACGCAGAGGATCACTTATACGATGCTTTACGTTATGGGGTGATGACACGCCCACGCAGCAGCATATGGGACTACAACCCAGCAAAACAACGCACTGGTTTTCAAGCTAGTGATCCTAACTTCGGGTATTAAGAATGGCAGAACAAGAAGAAATGTTTGAAACAGATGAAATCGTAGCTGCAGAAGACAGTGAAGATTCTATCTTTGAAAACCAAGCTGGCGTAGTTGGCTTTGTTCAGGATCGCTACAAACGAGCAGAGGATGCAAGGTTTGCTGATGAAGAGCGTTGGTTACGTGCATATCGTAACTATCGTGGTATCTACAGTTCTGAGGTTCAGTTCACAGATACAGAGAAATCACGTGTATTTGTAAAAGTAACAAAGACTAAAACTCTAGCAGCATATGGACAAATTGTAGATGTATTATTTGGAAATAATCGGTTTCCTCTTTCTGTTAACCCCTCTGTTCTACCTGATGGTGTTGCTGAGTCAGTACACATAAACGTAGACCCTAACGCAGCACAGGCAGGTCAATCATTAAACGCTGTAACTTCAGATGCCCCAGCGCAGCCATACTTACTAGACGGTACAAAGGGACAGCTACAACCAGGTGAGACTCTTATTGATCTACAACGCCGCTTGGGGCCAGAGCAGAACAAGCTACAAGCTGTCTCTGATAAGATTGTTGAGGGTGACGGTACTACACCTAGCACAGTGACATTCCATCCTGCTATGGTAGCAGCTAAGAAGATGGAAAAGAAAATCCACGATCAGCTACAAGAGAGTGGTGCTAACACACATCTACGCTCTATGGCTTTCGAGATGGCTCTTCTAGGCACAGGTGTTATGAAGGGTCCATTTGCTGTAGACAAAGAGTACCCTAACTGGAATGAAGAGGGTGAGTATGAACCTCTCATTAAAACAGTACCAGAGTGTAGCCATGTAAGTGTATGGGATTTCTATCCAGACCCTGAAGCTAAATCTATGCAGGATGCAGAGTATGTAGTAGAGCGTCACAAGATGTCACGCACACAGCTACGCGCTCTAAAACAACGTCCGTATTTTATGGATGATGCAGTAGATATGGCTGTAGCCAAAGGACCAGATTACGTACAGAAATCTTGGGAAATGGTTATGGAAGACGATGACACACAGCCTACATCTGAGCGCTGGGAAGTGTTGGAGTTTTGGGGTTATGTAGACGTTGATCTTTTAGAAGAAGCTGGAGTTAATATTCCTAAAGAGCTAAAAGACCTAGACGAAGTAAACTGTAACGTTTGGACATGCAACGGTGAAGTACTACGTTTTGTACTAAACCCATTCAAGCCTACACGTATTCCTTACTACGCAACACCATATGAGCATAACCCATACAGCTTCTTTGGTGTAGGTATTGCAGAGAACATGGATGATACGCAGACATTAATGAATGGTTTTATGCGTATGGCTATTGACAATGCTGCACTATCTGGTAATTTGATTATCGAAGTAGACGAGACTAACCTTGTACCGGGACAAGACCTATCTGTATACCCCGGCAAGGTCTTCCGTAGACAAGGTGGCGCACCAGGACAGGCCATTTTTGGCACCAAGTTCCCGAATGTTGCACAGGAAAACATGCAACTCTTTGACAAGGCAAGGGTATTAGCTGATGAAAGCACTGGGTTCCCTAGCTTTGCTCATGGTCAAACTGGCGTGTCGGGCGTTGGTCGTACAGCTTCAGGTATTAGTATGCTTATGTCTGCTGCTAATGGTTCTATCCGTACAGTAGTTAAGAACGTAGATGACTACCTGATTCGCCCACTAGGTAAATCATTCTTTGCATTTAATATGCAGTTTGATTTTGATGAATCACTACGTGGTGACCTAGAGGTTAATGCATCAGGTACAGAAAGCTTAATGGCTAACGAGGTACGCTCCCAGCGCTTAATGCAGTTCTTACAGGTAGCACAGAATCCGGTTCTTGCACCATTTGCTAAAATGGATTATATTATACGTGAGATTGCAAAGAGCATGGACCTTGACCCTGACAAGGTTACTAACTCTATGCAGGATGCAGCAATCCAAGCAGAAATACTCAAGGGCTTCCAAGCACCACAACCTACGCCAGAGGCTATGGGACAAGGTGTACAGGGTGTCCAAGATACTACTGGTGGCGGTGGCGCACAGATGGGCATAGGTACAGCACCAACACCGGGTGAACAAGGATTTACAGGTAATGAGCAACCTCAAGCAGTTGGTCAACAATAAAGAACTTTATGAAGAATTTCTTAAGCATGTAGATGATTTAATCTACTTACAGCATAAACAAATGGAGCAGGCTACAGAGCCTGTGGTGTTCTACAGAGCGCAGGGTGCTGTCACTACTCTGCGTAAGCTAAAGTTACTGAGGGAACAAGTAAACAATGGATCAAAGCCCTAAGCCAAAACTTCGCCCAAAGCTTCGCTTATCCTACGACGATCTAAAAAAGATTGAACGTGTTGTTAATGAGGAAGCTAAGGGTGAGGGTGTAGAAGGAAGGAACGCTATTCGTGGCGTTATATTCAATCGTTTAATGTCAGATAGATTTCCTGACAGTGTAGATGAAGTTC